TTGTTGACTGTTTAACTTCATTTATAACATTGGAGATTACAAACAATTCTGATAACTTTGTGGTTATAGCTTCCTTGTCTGTACCCGCAATGGCTTTTTCAAGTTCAGAGATGGCATCATTTATTTTAGAAGTCTGTTCTTCTGAAAGTTTATCTGCGACTTCTTTAAGATCGGTTTTCGTTTTGTGAATTACTGAATCTGCTTGATTACGAGTTTCAATTAATTCGCGTTGTTTTTTATCGGCGTCAGCATTAACTTCAGCATCACGAATCATTTCTTCAATCTGTTCTTTGCTTAAACCACTATCTGATTTAATAGTAATCTTATTTTCTTTACCGGTCTTTTTATCCTTAGCACTTACTTTAAGAATGCCATTGGCATCTACATCTAGTGTTACTTCAATTTGTGGCATTCCTCTTGGTGCGGGATCAATACCTTCCAAATTAAAATCGCCTAATAATTTATTATGCTGGACTAATTCACGCTCGCCTTGAAAAACTTTGATAGTAACCGCTGGCTGATTATCTTCGGCTGTAGAAAATACTTGACTATTCTTTGTTGGTATCGTAGTGTTCTTTTGTATTAGTTTAGTCATCACCCCGCCCATTGTTTCAATACCCAGGCTTAATGGCGTTACATCTAATAATAGTACATCTTTTCTATCACCACCTAGTACAGCACCTTGTACTGCTGCACCAACTGCTACTGCTTCATCTGGATTTACATCTCTACGAGGCGATTTTCCAAATAATTGTTCAACTGCTTCTTGTACTTTAGGCATACGGGTTTGACCACCAACAAGAATTACTTCGTCTATGTCGGCGGCTGTAACACCGGCATCACGCATAGCTATTCTACATGGCTCAATTGACCGTTGTATTAAATCTTCTACTAGACTTTCAAACTTAGCACGAGTAATTTTAATGTTAAGATGCTTAGGACCTGTAGAGTCAGCAGTTATGTAAGGTAAATTTACATCTGTTTGATTATTGTTTGACAATTCAATCTTGGTTCGCTCTGCTGCTTCTTTTAACCGTTGTAATGCCATTACATCTTTGCTAAGATCTACACCGCTTTCTCGTTTGAACTCGGTTATTAAGTAATCCATTAATCTTTGGTCAAAGTCTTCACCTCCCAGGAATGTATCTCCATTGGTACTGAGAACTTCGAACTGTTTATCACCATCGACATTAGCGATGTCGATAATAGAAATATCAAAGGTACCACCACCAAGATCATAAACAGCAATTTTACGATCTGTCTTTTCATTTTTGTCTACTCCGTAAGCCAAGGCCGCTGCGGTCGGCTCATTGATAATACGCAGAACTTCTAAGCCTGCAATAGCACCTGCGTCTTTTGTTGCCTGTCTTTGGCTATCATTAAAATATGCAGGCACAGTAATAACTGCCCGTGTAACTTCGTGACCAAGGTAATCTTCGGCAGTTTTTTTCATTTTACGCAAAACTTCTGCGCTGATCTGTGGGGGGGCTAGTTCCTTGTCATTGGCCCGGACCCATGCATCACCATTATTACTCTCCATAATGGTATAAGGCATAAGATCGATATCTTTTTGTACTGCTTGTTCTTTAAACTTGCGACCAATTAGTCGTTTGGCAGCATAGATAGTGTTTCGAGGATTAGTTACTGCTTGCCGTTTAGCACTGGCGCCAACAATAATTTCATCAGCGGTGTAGGCAACAATGCTAGGCGTAGTTCTAGCACCTTCTGAATTTTCAATAACTTTTGGGGTTCCGTTTTCTACTACTGCAACACAACTGTTTGTTGTGCCAAGGTCAATACCAATGATTGTGCTCATAATTTTTTCTCCTTAATTAAGCAAGTGATATGCGGGCCCGAAGCACCCAACATAATTATTTATTTCTGTATTATATATTATTTTGTATCTTAAAACAATTTTTTTGGTAGTTGTTCGTCTGCTAATTTTTTTCGCCAACGTCTCACAGCAGCATTTTTCGCTTTTTTACGAGCAGTAGTTGGCTTTTCGTAGGTTTCGCGTTCTCTTAATGTTTGTAATGTACCGGACTCTTGAACTTTCTTTTTTAGTTTTCTTAGAGCTTTTTCTACATTATCGTTAGTAACGTAAACAAGATTACCTATAATTTTGAAGGGTTTATCACTCATAGATATATTTATTAATCTTTTTTAAGTTGACTAAAATAGTCAACTAAAGAGCCAATACGTTTAGCCGGACTGATAATATGCATTTGCCCGTAATAAAACACATTATCGTTTTTAAAAAAATCTGTATTTTCACATTTATCAAAGTTTATAATCACAGCAGCACTACGAGCTATAGCACTAGACAACCAGCTTAGATCATTCATTTCTGACCTATATAGGTAAAAATTATAATCTTCGTAACTATTTTTAGCAATGCTGGTTAAAAGTTCAACTTCTTTTTCTGTAGCATCAATGATGGTAACGGTATGTTTATACTCATCAACAAAATCAGGAGGAGTTACAAAGTTACTATACATTTTTTTTGCTTTTTAGAATGTCTTCTATCTGCTGTTCAACTTGCGCTTGTTCGGCCTCGTTTAAATCTTCTATTTCGTATTCACCGGCCTCAAGTTTTTGAATCAAATGCTGTATGTAAGCCTGGTTGTATGTATAACTGTCAGTTGAATTTTTGTCTACTTCTATCCATTTTGCACCATTCCATTTGAATAATTTTTCAGGAAGATAGTCTGTGCGTATAAACATATCGCCCTTTATTGGATCATTTGGAAATCGTTCACCAAATCCGCACTGACTGGCATTTGATAATGTTTCATTGTCTGCCCGGATGGCTAAACTAGGATGGAGTTTATTAAATGCATCTAAATTATAGACTTTGCCTTGATATCTAACAGCGTAGTCTGCGCCTCGACGAATTGGCGTGTTAAATTCATCTACAGGTGGTGGCGACTCTTCTTTAGGTTCCTCTGTCGCAGTGTCAACGGAATCTGTTGTTTCTTCCTCTGCAGATTTTTTAATTTGTTCGATTTGATCCGCGGTCAATGGCCCATCATCGGCTTCGTAATTAGCTTGCTTTTGGTGTTCGTCGATTACACGACTGGCCCACATCTCTTCATTTTCTAATATAGGTATATTTAAATCTGGTTCTGACGGTTCTATTTTGGATACCTCTGCATTTGCTTGTTCGGCACGATGTTGTTCATCTAGAATATCAGCTGCTTGTGCAGCAAACCGCGCTCGTTCAAAAAACTCGTCTGCCTCGCGATCTGGATTCATCTGTTTATCTACACTGTTTAGTGCCGCCATCTCTTCCGCAGTCCAAGGTCGTTGCTCTACGCCTGGTGGATTGGGGTCGATGTTTTGAGCAGCTTCGTCTTCGTGTACCCAACCTCCTCGACCTTGTCTTGCCCATTCAAACTGTTTGTTAGCGGCCAGGATCAATGTCAGTGCTAACGGATCAAAAACAATAACAATAAGTATAATAACCCAACGAACTGCTCTTTCTAATAGATTAGTATCGGGATTATCTCCATAAATCAGTGCAGCAATATAACGAATTGGTCCTACCTCTGCTTCAACTTTTCTAAATTCTGCCGCAAGCGGAGCTCGTTCTTCTTGTAGTTTAATAACTTCTTTTTGTGCTGTTGCAATTTCTTTCTGTAATTCTGCTCGCTCTTTGGCCTGCTGTTTACGAATAGTAACAGCTCGTTCTGCACCACTTTCTGAATCACTTCTATTCAATCTTGCATCGACCTGTGTGTTCATTTGTTGTAAAGTTTTCTTGGCCGATTCTATATTTTCTTGTAATGTTTTAATTTTTTCATCGTAAATGGCTACTTTTGACATAGCGTCGCCACTTACCAAACTTTGGTCTGAGTGTGCTTTACTAAGCAGGCCAAAAATTCCTAAACTTGTTAGCAACATTAAAATCACTACAGCCGGAATTAGATAACTCTTGTAAGCCCATCCTAATCGTTTCCAATTGTTATGTAAGAAAACTGTAGAAACAATTTTACCGACCTCCAAAGCACCTCCCATTATCATAATAGGAATAGGAGCAGCCGAGAATATTGCCACTAGACCAACAATGGAGTAGTATGCTGCAACTGTACTGAGTGTCAATGCAGTAAATAAAATTATTGAGCCGAATATCATATTTTTCTTTTCTTACAATTGTCAAAGTGCCACCTACGCATATTTGATCTTCCTTCAAGACCACAATGTGGGCAAGTAACCAATGGTAGTGTGTGTTTCCCTTTAAGTGCTGCTCTAATTGCTTCTTTTCTTTCTTCTGAACAAGGCCCTGTGGATTTTCCTTTTCTAATCTCCGACATTGCTCTTTTGTGGTCTTCAGTTTTAGGAATACCTTTTAATGCTGCCGAAACTCTTCCCCCGTGCTCTGGTCTTTTTGGTTTCCGCAATTTTTTGAGATATTCAGGGTCTTTTGCTTTTTTTCTATTTGCTTGTCTATAATTTTCTTTTGCTTGCTCACTGCGAACTTTGCCTTTGTTTCCTTTACGAATAGCATCTACCCATTGATCAGGCAAATTCATATTTGCAGTAGTGAAATCTCCATCTCCGTTGTGTAAATTAAAACTTAATGGATTGTTCTTGGCATCTAATTGTTGCAATAAATCGGCCTCAAATTTTATCATTTCAATTGGGTCACCAGTAGCGATTATTTGTCGTTCCCATTCATCAAATTTTGATTCTATTAGAGGTTTTACTATTTTACTAGAACAGATATATCCATCATTTGGATTACATCCTTTTTTAGTTCTTGATCCTATATACCATTTTTGAGTTGGT